GGTGTCAATCTTTTCGTTTGGTATTGAACTCACATGTCTTGACCGGGCACCATCCACAAAGCGGAGTCTGTGTTGGGTTCCATACATCGTTGGCTACGCAGTCAAGCAACTTGCCGTAGCGCTCACGAAACTCCCACCACTTCGCAGCTGATTCCTCGTGCGTCATAGACATCTTAACCATATCATCTTTTAATACAAACATCAAGGCGGCGTTCACTTTCCTGATATGCGGATGTAGCTTAAACACCATGCACGCCATAAGAGCCAACTGATCCCTATCGGGGTACTTGTTGTTACCTGTTTTCCAGTCAACCACCCATGCGGTTAGATCGTCGTCATCAATGATCAGCATGTCGGCGATGCCCCTTACCCAAACACGTTTGTCAAACCAGTCACAAGGCTCAAGGTTAGCGGTGAGCGCCATCTTAGTCTCGGCTGACACGCGTCCTTTCTTAGCCTTTAGCTTGTCCACAATGGGGCGCATGAACGCAAACTTCTCGTCCAGATCCGCTGAGCCTTTGATATAGTTCTCCACTGCTTTGTGCAGTAGGTTTCCATACTTCATTTCCTCGGACTCTACGAACGGATACTTCTTGAGTATCTTGGTTTCGTGATAGCGCCTTGCGCACCCCTCAAAATCTTTGAGTGATGAGTGTGACCAGGCGATTGGTTTGACGGTAGGGTTTGGGTGCATTGGAATCCTTATTTAAATTTTTGCAGAGACGATGACATCTGTTAACCTATCTGCAAACGCACAAACAAAACGCTCGTTACTTTCTAAGTCGTGCCCCATGTCCTTGAGGATAGCGTGGGTGACCTCATGCCAAAAGGTATCAATGACCTCACGCTTGGGGTGTGGTTTGCTATCGTACGTACTGTGCGTGGCGATCTGAACAAGTCGTTTGCTGTATGTGACCTGCCCCATTGATTCTGTACCTGGTATGTGCTTGTGCACCTCAACCTTGTACTTGTGCTTGCCGATTGTGAATGTCTTTGGTATCTTCATTTACTTCTCCTAGTTCTTTGCTAATCCATATCTACGGTTAACGCCACCGTCAGCGTTGAGTGGTATGCCGGGTAGGTATTTAGGGGTTGCGGTCATTTGCGCCAAGACCCAAGTCTTAGCGTCACCTGCTTCCTCATCTGGCACCACCGCCGCGAGCTCATCGTGAATAGTCAAAACTATCGGGTATCTCTTTTGTACCCTGAGCATACCGTCCGTCATCACAATACGCGCAACACCCTGAATGATGTTGTTCGTAATCTTACCCGCATACAGCTTCGTCTCATCCTCGCCGTATACCCAGTGTGTCTTCTTGTCTTTGTCCTTGATCTGGCGCAGATTAGGATACAAGAGCTTCATACCGTTGGGTAATTCTATCTCACCTTTACGGAAAATTATACACTTATAAGACATCTCCTCGCCATTGATTAGACAACGCGCCATCATCTCCTGGCACATCTCCCAAAAACTTACTACTGGTTGAGCGGTGCGCCTGTAGATGTCAATAATTGCCTTGGATGCCACGCAGTGAATCAGCAGTTCACCGTCTGTACATGTGTGCGGAATGTCCGCCATTCTTTCTAAATTATCTTTGTTGTCTAAAAACTTCTCAACATAATCTTTATCAACACCTAGCTTTTTCGCAAACTCTTTTTCATACCGCATAGGCGGTGCGCCTAGAAAACCCACAAGCAGTTGTGCGGCAAACGATGCCCACCCCAACTGGTAACCTGCGCCTAGTAAAGCCGCCTTGGCAGATTGCCTATGCTCCGGGTGCGATTCCTTAGTGAGTCCGGGTATGTTAAACATCTGCGCCCCGAATGAGGCATAAGCATCAGCTCCACTCCTGAAGATGTCGAGCATGTCCTCGTAGTCCGCAAACCACGCAAGTACTCTCGGCTCAATTTGCGAGAGATCCCCGACGACAAGTTGATAACCTTCGGGCGCCATAATTGCTTTACGTAAGAACGACCCTCGTTTGAGGTTTTGCATATTGATAGCGGAGCCTTTGGACGCCGTCCAGCGACCCGACTTCGCACCGTAGTACGATAGCGGAACCGGTAGTGCACCCCTTTGAGAAATGTCGAGGAACCTCTGCGCGCGAGTTCTTTCGGTAGTCGATTTAACCTTAAGGCGAGCTTCACAAACGAGGGCAACGTCTTCATTCTCTCCATTGAGTAGGGCTTGGAAGTGCGCATCATTTTTAGCAAGCGCAAGCGTTTGTTTGCCAGTGGTTTTGCTAATCTTTGTTGGGGGGTCAACTCCCAGTGATTTAAGTAAGTCTGCAAACTGCTTGTTCGAAGCGAGTGCAGTCTCATCCACGCCGAGCCTTTGTAATAATCCTTCACGTTTATCCCTTTCATCTGTGAGCGCCTCAATCAGCATGCGCTTATCTAACTCTAATACTGGTTCTGTGTACATCCGCAGTGTCATATCAATCAGGCGTAACTCTGACTTTGGATAACCACTAATGAATCGCTTAAAGACTTCCTCACACAAGAACACGTCGTGTTTGCAGTACTCTGCAAGTTCAATCTCGACCTCACGTGGGAGCGTCTCTAATCCGTCAGATGAATGTACTGCGTCCCCTTTGGGTGGGAGTCCAAAATGCACCGCAAGCTTTTCGAGACTATTCCCGACTTCCACGCCTCGCAAAGCTCTTGCCATTGAAAGTGTGTCGAAAATGAAAGCAGGCTTAACTCCGTATCTCCATGTAAGGATGGAGACGTCGAACTGTGCGTTGTGGGCAAGAATGGCGGTCTCTTTCCAGTTGTACGTAGATAAGATGCGTGGTAATTCATCTCCTCTGTACCATTGGGTAACTTTGTCTGTTCCGTACTCATGTATACAGGCTCCGAAAGCTGTGAATCGTGCATCTCTTATGTACTCCTCGGTTGTCATCTTCGATAGTGTGTACTCTTTACTGTCCCACCTTGTCTCAAAGTCAATGGTCAGTATCGTCTTGTATGGTGCGCTCATGTGTTCTCCTTAATGCCGTGGGCGGCTTCGACAGCTTCCATGACGTTTTTTATTTGGTTTGTATACGCCCAATGTTTGCCGTAGAACTTCAGAAAAATGTTTTTCTTTTGCTCATCCGTCAGCGGCTTGCGAGGTTGTGGTGTGGTGTAGAGAGGTGTACCAGGCTCCAAATCTCTGTAAAGCAAACCTGTACTCCAATCATGATCGGACACTTTGCCAACAGGCTCATCTTGCTCTAACTCAGCCTTTAATAGCGCAATCGTCAGAGCTTGGTCTGCTGCAACTGCTTCCCAGTCTGTATTTTCTTGCTCTTTCTTTAGTTGATTATCTAAAGATTCAATGGTCCGTTGTACATTGTGTAGATTTAAACCCATTATCCCCCGCAATGTCTCTAACGCTTGTTGCATTACTTCTTCTTTAGTCAAGTGTTCTCCTTAATGCCGTGGGCGTCTTCGACTGCGTTAATCACGTAGTCAACCATTTCATGCACATCTTCACCGACAAAGCCGTGAGTGTTATACATCTCATCCAGTATCTCTTCACGTTGCTTATCTGTCAGAGGCTTGCGAGGTTGTGGTTTGGTGTAGAGAGGCACTGTGCACCCGTCTTGACCTTTATCCAAGCGAACATACATCATGCGATTTCCAGAACCAATCATGGTGTCACGCATCCCATACGCCACAGGCGCATCTTGCTTTTCATTTACTTCTTTAGTCATTTGTTGCGCTCCCTCAGCTTCGCTTCAAATGCTTGGTATAGTGTTAGCGGGAACATCATGGTTGTACCACCATCGTCCCAGTGTTTGTTAACTTTTTCTTGAGTCTCGCCATAAATGCTATTTACTTCCTCCGCAGGCAACCCAACCCACTCTTTCCCCTCCACCAACCACACCACCTCATCTTCTTTAATCAGTCTCTCGTGCGGATTAGGAAGTCCCATGCACCCACGCTCAAAGCAACCTCTGTCAATCATCATTTTTTCAGTCATGTGCTTCTCCTAGTTAAACATTTCCTTGGGCGGTGCGCCCTTCATCAAGTTCTCTTGTGCATACTCGTTACCAAATTGAAGTAGCTGCGCCGTAATCATGGAGTCCGCATTCGCAGACGCTAGTGCAATCGAGCCGTCGTTGCCATCTGAAAATACTATGACTGCGCTGAACGGACTGTCCTTACGGTAACACGCAATAAGTTTGGTGGTAATGAACTGCAAGTGTTTCTTTTCCTCGTCACTCATACCGCCCACAATCTTCTCTATAAATTCTTTGTAGTTATCTGATTCCATTTAACAGCTCCTCTAGTTTATTGATGTTCTTCTCGTTGACCACAAGCGCTTCGCCTCCCGCTTGCATAATCCTGTTGAGGTTATGTTCTTGCAAAGCGGTGGGCTTTCCTCTACCCGCCTTCGCCTCGATGCCAATAAACAAACCACGGTGACACACCAGGAAGTCGGGCGTGCCCGCATTACCAAACCCACTACCAATCGGCATGGAATAGTAGGCGCCTACTCGTTCTAGGATTGCCCTGATTTGTTTCTTGACCTTAGCCTCCGGCGTCATTCCCATGACATGTCTCCGTTAGTGACCTCGTTTAATTTCTCCAAGTAATGCCGCGCCTTCTCCATGTCTTCATCGGCTGCCCCCTTGCGCCCTGCACGCATAGCGTACTTGATGACGTTGCCCTTTAGGAATCCTACGAATTCCTCTGTGGTTAAGACTGCTTGCATAACAGTCCACGGTTGTAGTGGCATATCTTTATAGTGGTTACCGCCCACTTGTTTTTCGTCTGCGCTCAAAATAAAGCCTCCTCGTATTGTGCTGTGTCTACTTTCTTCCGTTTGATTCTTTTGGGCTCGTTGTTAAGGAGCTTCGTGGGGAAAGGCCAAGCTGAATTTCTTCTGACCTTAGCTGTCTGTTTAGGTAACTTCTTAACCAATCGTGTCCTCCTAAGTCATAGTACATCTCTTTTTGTGCATCGCTAAGGCGTATGCTTACGGTTATGCTTCCTGTGATTTCACTTCTGGATCTTGGCATCATCCTTGTCCTTGTGATCGTGTGTTTCTGTTTCTTCTTTGTTAAAAAATATTTTCTTACAAGTAGTGCACATCCAAGCGGGCTTAAAGGTTTGCTTTATCTCACCAGTGTGTACACCAAGCGGTCTGCCCTCATAGGTGTTGATCTTTTGGAACACTTGTCTTTTCCTCCATGCTGTCATCAGCATCTGCCGTCCATGTCAACGACTTTAGATTTGTACTGACGTATAGCTTCTAACTTAGCGTAAAACTTTTGAACGTGCACTAGCGCATCGCCGTAACGTCCGCTATCCACATCATCACAAACCACCTTTGCTTCTTCTATCGCGCTCTTGTACAAGTTAAGCTCTGCGAGTGCATCGCCTAGTTGTAAGTCCATCTCTCTTGTTTCCTCATCCATTGGTTTGCTCCTAAAAATTTTGTCGAAGTTGTCTGAAAATTTATTGTAGTCTGTTGGTCGTTGCGCTGACCCTTTACCTCCATCACTCATCGTGCACTCCTAGTATAAATAACACATAACAAAACACTGCTGTGATCCACGTTGATGCCAAACACAGAACTGCAAGCGTCACTAAAACTTCTAGTATGTCGTTCATTTCTTACTCCTTAAAAATGGTGGGGGGAAAATAGATTCCGCGCCCCCTCGGTTCGCGGTGAAGGAGGTTCGGTAAGCCCAAAATACTCGAACATCGGGGAAGCTTACCGAATCAGTTTAATGGGTTCACATCTATTAGGCTCCACCATTATTAGCAACTGTGAAATGCCCCAATGCTAATTCGAAAAGATTTCCTTTAGTGCAGTATACAACTGTTTGGCTTGCACGATTGACAACTTGTCTAATATTTTACTTGGGGTCCACGCATCTTCAATGATCGCTTGGATCTCGTCTGGTACTTTAGGTCTGCGTCCGATTGTTATTACTTTCTTTTTAAAGTCTTTTGCTTTAACCGGTTTATATTCTGGAATCAGTGTAGTTAGCTTCCCATCAACACGTTGTACAAAACCTGAGCGTATGAATTGTGTAACTAAGGATGAGACAGTCGTCTCCTTGAACCCCCTTGCGCCCAATTCAAACATGACGTCCTTTTGTTTGAGGTTAGGATTGTCCCGGATGAAGTGGAATGTTGCACGGCTTGCGTTGTTGGTTGGTTTGAATAAGTGTTTAGGCATTGTCTTCTCCTTGTCTATGCGTTGTTGGTCTTTGTCCCATTCGTTGGCGTCTTTTGTAAGTGCGCGCTTAAGTGCTTCTTGTATTGTTGACATACGTCCTCCTATATAGTTCCGTGCATGATTCGTTTACGACATTCCTCTTTTACTTGCAAAGGAATATCAGGCGAGATCTCAGACCAGTCGCATCGGTATATCACCACGCCTTGATGCGGTGCAAGCGACCAAATGCCTAGCGTAGTTAGTGCCGAGCAAACAACAGCAACGAGTATGAATTTAAATATATCAGTCATACCAACTCCTTGTGATTAGCCCCATTACTGCGTACAGAATCACTGCATACAAAGCGCAGAACACCACAGTGTCCGTGGTCCAACTTGTCTCGATACCTAAGATAGCTTTTTGCACCCAGTCTTGATCGTGGTTATAGTAGTTGTGCTTAGGCTCGTAATAGATACCGATCTTCACTTTGCCTGTATCGTATGGTGTTACTTTCATTTACTTTCTCCTATCAAATTGTTCTGCAAGTTTGTGCAGTTCCGCTAACACAAAATCAACTGTTCGGTACACATCGTCGTCACAGTGAAAAGTATTACCCGGTTCAAAGTCCCCCGCATGTGCACAGTCAAACCCAAACTTCCCACCCTCGGAAAACGTTAAACCACCGTGCACATCTACATCAACCTCACCATATCGGCTATACGGGCGCTTTCTCTCAGTAGTAACTCAGCAAACTTCGACTCGTATGCATCTGACCAAAAGCCCTCGCCTTTAAAGTTTTCATCTGCGTACTTCTCAGCTTGTGCGGCTATCTCTTCGATTCGTTCGTTCATAGTTCAACTCCAAAGTGTTCTTTCAGATAATCTACTTTATCACCTCGGCTAAATGCAATGTCAATACATTGCTGAATTAGTAACTCGGCGAACTTTGCATGAACCATCTCTAAGTGTTCCAAATACGTTACTACATGATCTCGCTCCACTGTTTCAAGATCGTGATCGACAAACTCCCACGCTTGTGTCATTAGTTT